TGCGGCACTCATTTCAACACTGCGACCATCTTCATAGTCAATAGTGAGCAAAGTGCCACGCTCTTGATTCATAATAGCAGTGTATTCTATTGATCCGAAGAGGTTTTCCCAAAGAATCGCCCCAGTAACCCCATCAGCATCGTCACCATTCTTTTTCTTACGCTTTTGTCTAGCGAGGGAGACACTTTTTTCGTGCATGTACTGGTCTGTGAGAGACTGTCTGACTTGTCCGACGATAGTTTCTGGGGCCATGTTGAGGGCTCTAATTGCTGAGGGGTAGAGTGAGTTGATATCAACTGCTCCGACCCATTCGTGAATCCCTTTCTTCGGGACAGCAACATAAGCTCCGGCAGCTTGCTGCTCGTCACCGTAATGATCCTTACGCTTTTTGTCAGGGACGATAAATCCTCGTTCATGTGCTTCATTATAAATTGCCATTTCAATCATTGCCACCGAACCCATCACCGTCGGCAGCAGTACGGTGTTCTCATGAGCTAGCGCATTTGCTAGATCAAGAAACTTTAGTTTGTCGTGAATCTTGAACACCAGCATAGTATCCTGCCGGTTATATTCTACAAACTTCCTAAAGTCTTTATTATATAACTGATCCAAACTACCTTCGTATTGAGTCTTGCGCTCACCTAGTTCATATTCACCGATAGCATCAAGTGAATAACTGTGACGGCTTTCGTAGTTATACTTTTTGTAAAGCTGTAGATAGTCCATATGAATACGACCGATTAGATCATATGTTTGTTCTTCTTTCCCAAAGCGTTCGTACTTACGGGGCTTCGGAAGTTGTCCCATCAAGCAAAACTTGCGTGTATCATCCTTACTCATAATACGAGTAACACGATTGACACAATAGGGAATATCGTACCCTTCCGAGTTCCAACCAGTAAGAACATCTGCATCTTCAATCAAATCAAAGAATGTTTCAAACATTTCTATCTCTGACCTAAATAGAAAGCAGTTGGCAAAGTCCTTAGTTAAATCCTGTGCAGTCTCATCAGACATATGCTTCGGAGGAATGACAAGAGTAACAAGCTGGTCTAGCCAATCAAGATACACTGAAATAGCAGTAACTGGATTGAACGGATCGTCTGTTGGACTAAAGCCCTTTTCAGGATCAAAGTCAGTCTCAATATCAAAGAATGCTGTGTGAAGTGCAGGAGGCTCTGCTTTAAGATAGTTATCACTCAAGCATCTGAAAATAACAGGAATGTCACTTTCAAACATTTGCTTGCCGCGATGGATTCGTTTTTCTTTTTCAAACTCTGCTTTCTTACGGGTAGAGAAGCGAGATATAGAATCTCCGTAGATAGAGCGATACTTACCTTTAGGGTCTTCGTAATAAAAAACATAGTTAGTACTATGCTCTTTAAACGCTCGTTTACCCTCAGGAGTACGCTCTACTACGTAAATCTTATCTGCGTTTGAGTCAAGGACAGCATCAACGTATGACATTAGCTAGTCTTACCGACAGTCTCCAAAATAGTGTTGAGTTCTTCGTTAGCTTCATTTTCTTCATGAAGACGCTGCTTGTGTGCAATCTTGATTGCCTTCTTGAGAACACTTGGTTTAACTTCAAGTTCTTCTGCGATAGCCTTAACAGTGTCGTTAAGACCTTCGTTAAGCGTATCAACTTCCTGCAAGACACTGATACCTTCGTTGATAAGTTGAGTGAGTTTTACTTTTGCTTCTGCATTAAATGTACGTGACATGTTTTCTCCTTTGTTATATACAATATATAGTAATAGTGACCATAGGTCAACATTTTATTTGGGATATTTGACCGAAGTTACTTCCAACCGAGTTGTTGAATAGAGTTTAAGACCTTATCATGTAAACTATCATATGGCCTAGTCTCAAAAAGTGATTGGTTGAAATCCAATATGTGCTTGTCTCTAAGATAGAGGTTGTGTAGTTCCTCAATTGAACGACTATATACTTGTTCAACGCTTGCTAAAAATGCATCCATTCTTAGTTCAACATCTTCAATATCGTCATAGCTATAATCTATCCAATCAGGTAATTTAAATCCATACCATTCTTGTAGTTGTTTGACGTAGTATGGAGTTGAAAAAGGTAATATAAAGTTGCCCTTAAGTAACGGGTCAAACGTTTTTTCAGATATGCAGTACACTTTCTGATCCATACCCATAGAAGGTTGAACCACTGACTCTATGAATACACTGACATAACTAGAATTATAATATTTGTCTGCAACCGGATACCATGTTCCACTAGAGTTAGTCACATCAAGGTTTCTATTAAGTTCGGGTGATCTATTTTCCCAACCATTTGTCTCAAAGAATACTCCTTCACCTGGATCACTGATATAGATATCTGGCCTATTCCATAGTACTTCTTTTAACCTAGTTCTAATGCTTCTTTGAAGTTTAAAATGTTCTCCGAACGTGTACAATCTGTTCAAGCACAGTAGCTTTTTGTTATTCTGATCAAATTCTTTATTGACAGGACCATACGTATAGGCTTCTCTAGTCATATGAGGAGTCCAGCGCTGGCCGTGTATGTCAAAATCATTCGGTAAATCACCGCACATATAGTATTTTTCTCTATTCCACATAATATCGTGAAACACATATTGGGGATCTATACCATCGTCATAGTTATTAGTGTGTACAAACAATACCTTTTCAGCACACTTATGCACTGCTGCTACGTTCTCACTACGAAAAAAATCACCGGATAAGTAATTGTCTGCGTTATACAAATTCATAAACATTGCAATCTGATCAGGCCTAATAAGTTTTGAGAACGTACGGACTTTATCAACCATCTCCGGACCAGTGTTGCAAAAATGTATTGGAATTACATCGGCCTGCGTAATATCACTTACGAATTCCCATTTATTCTGTTCTATCATGGCAAACAGGTTTTTATAACCATATATATAATTGGTTGGATTACCTTCTTCATCATCATAGTAAAAAAGGGGGTTATTATCGTCGTGATATAATTTTAATCGCATAGTTGTAGTCTACACTAAACTCATATAATTTCAACTATATTGGTAACCTTATTGAAAGATGTGATTGTTTTTTTCGCCGTAAATTTTGATGTACTTGCCTGCAAGCATATCGGCCATTGATTCAATCGGTGAGCCAGGATAGCTATCACCGGGCTTAATCATACCTATCTCGTGTTGACGAACATGTACTAGTTCGTGGAATACTGTTCTAAGAATATCTACTAGGTTACGATTCTTCGCATAGACCCAAACACTGCCTTCTCCGGGAACATGTCCACCAGTGTGATGATTGCCTTGTGCTTCCTCAGTGTCCATTGAAAGTTCTACTGTAGGAACCTGTTTGAGATTCAGCCTTTCAGCGGTCCAATCAACAAACTTAGCTACTTCTTGTTCAATATCACCGTTAACGGTATTGTCTTCGTCTAGTTTACCCTGTAACCAGTTACTAGGTGTTTTCTTGAATTTTTGCTGGAATAGTTTTTCTAATGCCTTGTGTGACAGTTTATGCTTGCTAGCAACTTTACGCATTAACTTGTCAAGAGTATCATATTTGTGTTTAGCTAGGCTAGGCAACTCTTTAACCAATTCTTCAACAGCAGATTCGTACATGCTTTCGCCACCGCCACCGTCGCCACCTTCGCTGGAGCTGTTATCTCCGTAACCAAAGCCAGGATAGAAATATCCGCCATAGGCTTGTCTAGACTTTTTTCTTTTGCGCTTTCTTTCGGTGATGAATTCTACTGCTCTCATGTATGTATTTATCTTTTGGATATGGTAATGGCGACGATTTTACTCGCCGCCATTACGTTTAGTCAGTTATTAGAAACGAAGACCGAAGCCAACGAGTCCACCATGACGACCGAGATTGCCGTCAAAGTCAGTGTAGCGATACTCAGCCTTAGCAAAAGTTGAGCCAATGAGCTTCACTTCAAGACCGCCACCGACAGTAACACCATCAGCAGAACGGGCGCCAAGATCAAGATTGGTGTAGCCTACACGACCATACGCAAGAACATTCTTGTTCAAGGTATAACCGAGACGGGCGGCGGCACCAAAGTCAGCACGATCAAAGACGTTAGCAGCGGTTGCTTCTGCACCGACAACTACCTTACCGAACTGAAGGTCATAGCCAAGGGCAGCGCCATAAGCGATGTCAGTTGCGTCAACACCGTTGCGAACTTCATCTGCACCAGCTGTTACCTCAAGACGAGGACCAGCAAATTCAGATGCCATTGCAGGGGTTGAAAGAGCAGCGGTTGCGAGTGCTGCGATTGCGATTAACTTCTTCATACTTTATTTTTTCCTTTTAAGTTTGAAAACTTGACATCTT